GATTATAAACTAAGAACACCAAACAGCTATTACACAAGAAAGAAGAATGGCGGTTGGGGTATGATTGCATATGCAAACTCTATACGATCAGTGATGATAGGGTATAAGAGAGGACGCTTTACGGGTGGTATCGATAGTTCTGGTTGGACAAAGAGTCATCCAGAAGAATTTGAGGTATTGCATGGTATCAGTGAGTATAACGATATTGCATTTCAGAAAGCTAATCCTACGATATACAACAAACAAAAGAAGTTTGCAGAAAACAATATACAACCACAGCATCGTATGGGTAGTTTCACTACTCTATCTGCCAACAGATATCATTCGGGTCAAACAGGACAGATGAGTTGCCATATAGATAGTGGTGATACAGAATTTGGTATGACAACCATGTGCGTATTTCGTGAAGGTGATTATGAGGGAGCTTACCTATCCTTTCCAAGATATGGTATAGGAATTGATGCACCAGATAATAGCGTTGTTATTGCAGATAGTAGAGAGATACATGGTGTAACACCTATTAGTGGTACAGGAGAACGCTTCTCATGCGTTGCATACTGCGATAATAGACTTGCAACCATAGGGACAGCTGGTAAGAGTGAAAGACTTATCGGAAAATACGCAAAGAAAGAATCTGGAAGTTTAGAGGAGTTTTTAGGATGACAGAGAAATATAGATTTGTGTCACGCGAAGGTGACAAGTGGGCTTCTATACTTATCGACAGTGGTAAGTATAATGGTATCATATATAAATATGGTAAAGTTTCAGTACCAGAAGAAGAGAATGAAGATGGTAACATGCCACTTTCATTTAAGTATAATATTGTGGACTATAACAGCCATACAGAAGAATCCTTAAAAGAAACAGAAGAATTTACCACAGTGCTTGGTGATATACTTGTAGTAATCCTAGATGAACAGTTAGAGAAAGATAACCTTGAATATGCAGACGATTGAACGAACGGCACTAACTCAACTTGTAACGAATGAGAAGTATGCAAGAAAGGTTCTGCCCTTTATTAAAGGTGATTACTTTTCAGATAGAACAGAAAGAACTATATTTGAAGAGATTACAAAGTTTGTAGACAAGTATAATAAAATACCTACACAAACTTCACTAGAGATAGAGGTTCAAGGCCGTAAGGACTTGAATGAACATGAATACAGTAAAGTTGTAGAGGTCATAAAAACACTAGAATCTACTGATGTAGATTTTGATTGGTTAGTAGACACTACTGAGAAATTTTGTAAAGATAAGGCGGTATATAATGCGATTGTTGAAGGTATTTCTATCATTGATGGAAAAGATAAAAATAGAGGTGCAGATGCAATTCCATCTATTCTCACTGATGCTTTGGCCGTGGGTTTTGATAATCGTGTCGGCCATGATTATTTGGTGGACGCAGACTCCAGATTCGATTATTATCACACGGTAGAAGAGAAGATACCATTTGATTTGGATTTCTTCAATCGTATCACTAAAGGTGGATTACCTCCAAAGACTTTGAACATTGCTCTTGCTGGTACTGGTGTAGGTAAATCATTATTTATGTGTCATGTGGCAGCTAACTGTTTGTCTCAAGGTAAGAATGTACTCTATATCACACTAGAGATGGCTGAGGAACGCATTGCAGAACGTATAGATGCAAACCTTATGAATGTTTCTATGGAGGACTTACATGACCTACCTAAACAGATGTTTAAGAGTAAGATAGATCATATCATCAAGAATACCTCCGGCCAACTCATTGTCAAGGAATATCCTACTGCATCAGCGCACTCTAATCACTTTCGTGGACTGATTAAGGAACTTGCAATCAAGAAGAGCTTCAAACCAGATATTATATTTATTGACTATCTGAATATATGTACGTCATCTAGAATTAAAGGAGTCACTAATGTCAACTCATATACAATGGTTAAGTCGATTGCAGAGGAACTTAGGGGACTTGCTGTTGAGACTAACGTCCCGATTATGTCTGCTACACAGACTACAAGGTCGGGGTTCTCTAACTCAGACGTTGGGTTGGAAGACACAAGTGAAAGTTTTGGACTTCCTGCTACAGCAGACCTCATGTTTGCTCTTATTAGTAACGAAGAGCTTGACGCTCTCAATCAGATTGCAGTTAAACAGTTGAAGAACCGATACAATGATCCTACTACAAACAAAAGATTCGTGATAGGCATAGATCGTGCAAAGATGAAACTCTTTGACGTTACACTAGAAGAACAGAAGGGCCTTGCAGATAGTAACCAGACGAAGGAGACAGATGACTTTGCAGAACCAGTATTTGATTCAACAGAATTTGGAGAAGGGTGGCAAGTATGATAGATTATAGGTTTATGTGGAGTGAGCTCAGTTGGAAGATATTTGATGCTGGTTCCATTCTGTTTGATGACAAAAGTAACGATCTTCGATCCCTACCAAAGTCAGTTCGCCTGAACCTATTGATCACACTATCTACAATGTGGTCAACAGTGTTCACTGTATGGACGTTTGAGACAGTCTATGGTATAGCGTATGGGTGGGGTGGATTGGTTATCGGTCACATTCTATTCATCATCGCCACATACTATACATTTCACTCATTCAAGAACGTAAGAGAGCAAAACAAAATAACGGCAGGAATACGCACATATGATGAGTGCTATGATTTTCTCTCTAAAAAGGATAGATAATGAATGTAACACAAACAAATTGGTTCGCAACACCTGTATGGGAAATTCAAACAGAATTAGCTTTAGGTAAATTGAGAAGTACAGTCAAGAGTATACGTAAGAAATACCCAGAGGGTGTAATATTAACTAACGTGGGAGGATGGCAATCAAATTCATATCCCAATGTCTGCTCAAAGTATGAGGAAGACTATGGTATAAAAGAACCAATGACACCTGTTATTGAATTTCTGAATAATATGGCAGATAGCTGTGCAACTCAAATGGGAGTTCCAAAGCACTTAAAATTACTCAACTTTTGGTTCAACGTCAACGGATATAAAGATTACAACAAACTTCACAATCATCGTGGATCTTTTATTTCTGGTGTCCTGTATATATTGGTGCCTGATGATAAATGCGGTGGTATTACATTTAATCGTGCAAATGATGAATCTGAGTACTTTTTACCAGAAGACTTGGTTGAGCGCAATACGTTAACATCAGCAACATTTACACTTGAACCAAAAGAGGGAAAACTGATACTGTTCCCGTCTTGGTTTCGTCATATGGTAGAACCCTCTCAATCACGAAATTCTAGAATATCAATGAGCTTTAACTACGGATTTACTAATGATGATATATGATGTAACGTACACAATCCTACCTCAATTTGCTGGAATGGGGATATGGACTTATATCGGAGATTGCCAGCGCGATTTTGATAATCACAATAAGAAAATGTGGCATTACCTGATTGCACCAGACAACACTAGAATCAGTATAGACGAGTACTTTGGGCCCTATCAAATTCCAACATGGGAAGAGTTAGAGGATTTAATGATAGAACTTCCAGAGGCCAGAAAACATAATGGATAATATAACTTGGTGGCGTTTTGATAACGCAGTGGATTCAAAAACGTGTAACAAAATAATAAAACTTGCAGATAAAAAATGGGAAACAGCATCGACTAAAGGAAAAATAGGGCAAAAAAATAGAAAAACTAATATTTCTTGGACAACTGAGCAGTGGTTATTTGATTTAGTTTTTGACTATATGAGGTCTGCAAATAAACACGCTGGTTGGAATTTTGAAGTAGATGCCGCAGAAACTATGCAAATTGGTAAATATAGTAAAGGGTGCTTTTATGACTACCACCAAGATGGAGATGGCGTAACAACATACGATGATCCAGAAAACGAGTGGCTTCATAATAAAACAAGAAAATTGTCAATGTCTATACTGCTCAACGAAGATTATGAAGGTGGAGATTTTAAATTTTATGGTGCTAAAGAAACTGTATTAAAAGAAAAAGCAAAGGGAACTGTTCTTGTATTTCCATCTTATATGCAACACTGTGTAGAAGAGGTAACAAAAGGAAATAGATATTCTCTTGTCGTATGGTTTCTGGGTAAGGGATTTAGATGAAAAAACGTATACACATCAATATGCACGTTATTAGAAGAAATAAGAAGACAGGCGAGAGAAACCCTGTTATAACATGTAAAACTTCTAAGAGCAATACCTATGGAGACAGGGTGAGTATAGATGGCCCCTCTACGGTCATATACTCCCCAGACAAACCACTTTCATGTGGAGCTCGTGTATGGATAGAGACAGAAGCACCAGTAACAGTAGATGATAAATGCATCTGGTAATGCAAAATAATACTTGACAAATCCTATTCCATGTGGTACTATTAGTAATAATCGAGAGAATCACTAATAAAGGAAATAATATTATGGCTGCAGGTAACACAAAAGAACACTATACACAGGATGCTGCTGAAGCATGGATTGTATATTGTCTGCAAAAATTATCTGTTAATAATGGTACAGCCATTACAGATAATGTAAAAGAGAAACTTTCTGCTTTTAACAAACACTGTGAAGACAAAAAGATTGTAAAAGATTTTGATAAATCTTCTTACAAGAAAAATGTTGACGCTATTGTTGATAATTTCTATAATGATATTGTTAAAAAATATCCA